CAGGCGAGATGTGGGGGCAGGCACTTTCAAACCTAGGGCAGCAGATTGGCGGCGCCATCGAACGCAAGCGAAAGAAGAAGGAAGAGAAAGAGAAGAACGAGGCGGCAAAGAACATCCTAGTTTCTCGCTTTGGTCTGTCGGAGGAGGACGCTGCTGCTGGCGTCGAGAGCGGAATGACAGATGCTATCATTTCCATGAACCAATTTGCGCAACAACAGGAAGTAAGGGAGGGGCAATTAGAGGTCCAGCGAAAAGGATTGGAAATCAAACAACAGGAAGCGGCTCGGAAACAAAACGATGCCGCCGCACTCAATACTGCCATTGCCGCAAATACGGACACTGAAGGTAAAGTTGACTGGGAAGGCGTCCAAGCTGCCTACAGCGAACTGGGTGGAACCGACCATAAAGGTGTAGCTGCTTTGGTAAAAGAAGCCCGCGGCTCTGGAGAACTTGTCGCCCAAACAATCGGCAACTTCAACGTCTTAACACAAAACGGCAGATATGTTCTTGGCTCGGCAATCAAAGAAGGCAGCAATACTCCATCCAACATCCGCTCCGCACGGGAGGTGCAGGAGAAAATTGCCGAAGCTAGAAAATTGTTCCAGTCTGGCACACCAGAAGGAATAGCTAAAGCGAAAGACATCTTCCAAGCATACAAAGTTACCGACTCCTTAACTGGTATGATTGCAGATCCTGTCGAATACTTTAGGGGAGAGACTACCCCACCTCCACCACCACCTGCCGCAGAGATGACGGACGAGGAAAAGAAAAAGCGAGAAAGGCTGGAAGCGCTTCGAGCAAAACGCGGACGTTAATAAGTAAATGCTATGGCTCTTACACCAGAAGAAGAGGAAGAACTTGCACGACTTGAAGCTGAGTTCGGTACACAGGATGCAGAGCCTGTTGCCGCCTCCGCATTAACACCAGAGGAGGAGGAAGAGTTAGCGCAACTAGAGGCTGAGTTCGGCAAAGAACCTACAGCCGCAACTAGCCTAACGCCAGAGGAAGAGAAGGAGCTGGCACAGCTCGAAGCTGAGTTTGGTAAGGTTCATGATCCATCTGCTGGTCAAATTGTTGCTGGTGTAGGAGCTGAAATTGCCACAGGCGTTGGTGGACAGCTAGCCGGTACTGCAATAGGAACCGCAATTCTGCCCGGCATTGGCACTGCTGTCGGCTATGTCGTTGGCTCGATTGGCTCCGGCATTCTTGGATCTATTGCGGCACAAAAGCTTGAGGGGAGAGAAGACATCTCGTGGGGCAGGACCATTGCGGCAGGTTTAATTAATCTCGCTCCGGGCGGAACTGGCAAGGGTGCTAAGGGCGCAATAACGCTCGGAAAGGTGGCGACTAGAGAGGCTGCCAAAGGTGCAGCGTTTGGAGCCACTGAAGCTACATCACGAGCAATCATTGATGAGGGTCGTTTACCTACGGCTGGCGAGCTTGTCCAGTACGGAGGAGTAGGTGCGCTTTTTGGTGGTACGGTAGGTCCTACTGCTACCAAAATTAGTCGGAAGTTTGCAGGCAAAACCCCACAGCAAATTGATGAGGCTATTGCCAGAGGTGAGATTGATTACAAGGATCTGAACTGGGTACTAAAGCAGGGTCAAGTTGCGCCAAAGACTGACGACATGCCAAGCATGGAAGGCTTCTTGCGGCGAGAGGTAGCGCAAACCCGTGAACGTGTGATGGCGGAAGAGGCTGCAACTGCACTAGCCCAACCCAACAAACTAAGGCTCCCTACGACGATGAAGCGTATATATGCTTCTATCGCACCATCCCGCACTACGGGTCGTGGCGTACAAGAGGAAGCCATTTCATTTAAGAACAAGATTAATGCCGCCGAGTCCGAGGCATCTCGCATTGAGCGTAGCATTAACAAGTTCATTGAGCGCAACCCCAAGGTCGCATCGAAGGTTGATGACTTTCTAGACGGGGCGGACATAGACCCATCTCTTGAGCCTGTGGCAGCACAGCTTCAACGCTACCGAGAGACAATGAACGAGCTGCAAACGGAACTAATACAGCAGCTTGATGATGGACAAATGCAGCACCTTGGCGAAGACAGTAGAAAAGCCCTGCTTAATGCTGTACATCAGTCGCAGAAAGAAAAGAACTACGTTACTCGTGAATACGAAATCTTTACAAATAAGAACTTCAAACAAGATCCAGTTAAACGCCTTGCGGCAGAGAGAGAACTTAGAAACTACTACATTGGCGAAGGTCAAACAGTAGAGGCGGCAACCGAAAGCGCAAAGAAACACATCGATAACTTGGTAGGTAAGTCTGCTCGAAACATGGCAGACAAACCGCAAGGCTCTGTCGGTGCATCCCTTGAGGGTATTCTTCGCAAACGTAAGCAGCCGGGTCCAGCCGAGCGTGAATTCCTCGGTGAGATTGTGGATGTGGGAGCTAAGATGCGAGGCACACTCACACGCACAGCAAGATTGGTGGCTCGTAATTCTGCCGACGATAACATAGCGAGAACCTTGGAAGATGTGGGGCTTGCATCAAGAGTCCAGCGCGAGGGCATGGATTCACTGAACCTTCGTTCAAGAGACGAGACGGGGCTGTTTGTAAACCCGGAAGTTCAGATTGCGGTCAACAAACTATACGCCGACAACTTCATCGACAAGTCTGGCGACATTATTGAGGATGGAGCAAAGGACTTAATCTCCTCTGGTATTGGTTTGTCCAAGGCGGTAAAGGTGATAGGTAATGTTCCGTCGTATGCAGTGCAGCTATGGGGCAATGCTTCAAACTTGATAGGTATGGGGATTAATCCGTTTAACCCGTCAAAGATGAGCAGGGGGATGCGCCTAGCGTTATCGGACTTTGGATGGGTTGAGGACTTAAGCAAGAGTCCCAAGGCACGTAAGGCGCTGCTGGACGACATGCGAACAATGGAGATATATGGACTCAAGGGTGGCAACATCATTGAATCTGACCTCCGCGCAACACTTGACCAAGGACTGTTCTCTAAGACCGTCGGAAAGGCTGTCGAGCCATTCGGCAAAGTATACTCCTCCTTGGACGTTATGGGTAGATATGTTGGATGGAAGGCAAATCAAAACACAATACGTAAGCTGTTTCCAACATTGGGAGACGAAGACGTTAAGAAGTTTGCCGCCCGAATGATTAACGACACTTATCAGAACTATGACAAGCTATCCAATACAGTTAGATGGGCTACTAAGTGGGGCGCCATGCCGCAGTTCGCATCATTCACTGCTGAGTTCGCACGGAACCAATACAACCAAGGCAGGATAATCAAGCAGATGTTGAACGGCACGTACGGAAAAGACTTTGGTTTGCAGGTTGCACCAGAACAACTACGAGCTATGCAGCGCGAAGGAGCGAAACGGTTGGCTTCGCTTGTAGCTGTGTATGGTGGTGCGTATGGTATAACCGAAGCCATCAAGTCGGAGAGTGGCGTAGACCCTAAGAAGGAAGCAGCACTCCGTGAGACAGTGTTACCAGAATGGGACAGAAATAAGCAGTTGGCTATAGCACTAAGCGAAGACGGCACAGCTGGAAGTTACGCCAACATGTCTTACATCCTGCCACAGTCGGTAGGCGTTGCTGCACTCAGAGCAGGTATGGATGGGTCAGACATAACCTCCCTATCTGGTCTAATAGTTGAAGAGCTTGTAGGTGAAGGTACGTTTATTAATAAGGCAGCTATGCAGGCGCTAGATAACCGCAACGATCGCGGCAAACCTATCAGCTACTCGGAGGACGAATTCGGGCAGTTCAAAGATAGGCTTGGATACTTCATCACCCAGTCATTCAAGCCCGGCACTGCGCGAGAGATTGACAAGATGATGAAGGCACAACGTGGTGTTGGCGACTACACCATGAAGGAGATTGCTGCTCGACAAGTTGGCTACCGTGTAAACAAGTTCGACGTCGCGGAGCAGGCACAGTTCACAATCAAGAGAACCAACGACAATCTAAACCTAGCCAAGACTGACTACAACTCCCAAAGAGACTATGGTGATGTTTCGCCGCAACAACTAGAGCGGACATACCAAGAGGCAAACGCAGCGGCTAAGAAGTCTTTTGACCAGATGGTTCGCCACAATGAGAACCTTGCTACGCTAGGGCTTACCGAGGAACAACGCATCGACGTTATGCGCGAGGCGGGTCTATCGTCCGAAAACATACTGAACGTCCTTGAGGGCAAGTATGCTGACATTCCCAGAATCGAGACCAAGTCAACCTCCGATATATACGACGAGCTTACTGGTAGCAATCAAGAGAAGGTGGCAGAGATACGGAAGATCAGCAAGGAAGATCCCAAGTTGGGTAAGGAGTTGTTTGGGAAGCACAAGGATATGCTGCTTGCTGAACGCCGCGACATCTCTGAGAGAGATAAGCTACTCCTTGCTCTCGGTACAGAGAAGCGAGCATTACGACTGTATGAGATGGGCATCCTTGAGAACCGCGAACTCCTGCGCAAGATGATGAGCAAAAAGATTGCAACACCCGAGGTGCTGTTCGCAATACATCGTAGGCATCGCGCTGAGAACGCTCCCAACCTAGGAGGGTACTAACAAAAAAGCCCACCTTGTTTAAGGGTGGGCTTTGCTCTGTGAGTTACGAGGATGCCTTATACGGGCTTTTGATTACTTGTCTATATCTACACTAGGGTTTACTACGAAACGCTCCCACAGATACTCTACAACGTCTTCTGCGTGCTTGTATGTGCAGTCATCGTATAGATCTTCGAGCGTTCGCTGAAGTTCTTTCAATTCCTGCCAATACTCGTAGCCATTCCTAGCCCATTTGAACTCCGTTTCATCCTCTGGTAGATTGTATATAAGTTTTGCTATCATAATTTATTAGGTTAGGTCTACTACTTCGCACGACCCGGAGCTACATGCTAGGGTCTGGCTTCCGGCTGTGTTGTCCTCCTGCTCGTACTCGCTGAGTTTGTTCCAGTTAATTTCCTCTGGCATTTTGGCAAGCAGCTCTTCGTACTCCTCCTTGGAACAGTCTTGGTATGGTGCTTGTTGGTACGTGTGATCCGAGTGCGGCAAGAAGCTAACCCCGGACATCTCGTCGAAGTGCTTGTAAACGAAAGCTCCCACTTCCATCCACTCTTCATCCCGGACAGAGATAGTTACGGATGGCTTATGCTCACACCAACTACGCTGATACTCCAGCCATAAGTCGAGCTGTTCGATTGCAGACATTTCGTTGCGAGTCACTGCTCCGTCTGGAGATTTAACCGGGAAGCTGAACACCATAGTGCTGTCTGGTTTCATTACGCATGGCTCACTTGGAACTCCAGCGTCGATCAGCATAGATGTCAGTGGGTCTTTCACATCTGCCCGGACGGTACGAATGTAGTACTCACTGTGTCTAGCGTGGATGCCGGAAGCTGAGTCAACCAACTGGCTAACCGTCCCGGATGGTTTAACGCAAGTGATGGCGGTCGAGCGTGGGATGCCGAGCCTCTCTGCCCATGCCTTGTTGGTCTCGATGGCTGTGGTCTTCAGTGTTTGAAGCACACAGTTGAGGTTGAGTGAGCGTCCGTTGGTGATCGTGTTGTCCATGATCCCGGTCAACGACACTCCGAGCAAGCGTTCCTCCTCTGTGTTCTTCTTCCATACGTCTCGCAGGTATGTGAAGTTGGTGAGGGTAGACTGCACTGTGCCTAGTATGGTTGCGAGCTTCACCTTTCGGACTAAGTCCTCCAGCCTATCGTCTGCGCGTACTACTACTTCGGTGAGGTTACAGAACTGGTATGGTCGTAGTATGATCTCGGAGCAGGGGTTAGTACCGAACTCATGGTCTGCATCTCTACGTCCATTCTTCGCCGCCTGCTTCTTACTCGCCTCTCGGTTAAAGATGCCGCGCTCTCCAGACTTGCTCTCCATTAGGGATAGCCACTCACGCATGAACACTTCCATGCTTGGCTTCTCTGTGTATGCTGCCGAATTGTTGGCTAGCGCACGGTGCGGTGCTGTCTCCCACCACTGCCCGGACTTGGCGTGTCGCATACGGTCGTCACTCAAGTTAGACAGACTAATCATAGCACTCCGACGCACTCCGCCGCAGACCACAATCTCCCCAATCTTACACATGATGTCATGGCATTCGATGCTGGTGAGCTTACGTCCTGCCGCTCCCTTGAATGTCTTCACTACGAAGTTGAACAGATCGACAAGCGGTGCTGCTCCACTCGCTCTACCTCCGAAAGTCTTCAGCCTTTCCCCAGCGGGTCGTACCTTCGATACGTCCCATACTGGTTCAAAGCCAATCCACAGTGCTTCCAGTACTTCGCGGAAAGCTGTAGCCCATCCTTCTTTACTGTCCTCCACCGTGATGAAGGTGCGGCAAACCTTGCCGTTTACTTTCTGTGGGTATGGAACTTCCGGTAGCTGTGCAACTGATTGTCGTTCGCAACTAAAGCCAACTCCAGTGCCACACATAAGGATGTACATAGCTTCGTCGAAGGCACGAGGGTCGTCGATAGGTAAGTAGCTACAGTTGTAGCCTGCGGTGTTGTCCCGGTCGAGGGCTTCCCCGGCGGTCATCATCGCTCGCATAGACGGCATGATGTCTAGGTCGTAGATAGCTTGGCGCACTTCCTCAATGGTGTCGTCGTCAAGCTCACAGTGTAGTACGTTCTGCACGTACCGATCAACTGTGTCCTCCCAAGACTCGCGTCCGTAGTTGTCGAAGTACTTGGCGTACCTAGACTTATGAATGAATTGTTGATAGTATGTTGGTAGCATTGTGTGATATGTGTTGGTTATGTCAATCCTTCTGACAAAATGTTAAATGCTGTTGCCGCCACTTGAGGAACCTGTCCATTCCCAATGGCTTTAAGTCTGTCCAGCCTTTTATCCACCCCATGAGTTTTTCCGAAAAGCAGGGATTCAGCCAGCATTTCTTTTCGACTGGTATTCCAAGCTCGATCTTTATAGCCGATTCCATGTGTGGGCTGTTTCGCCGTCTTTCTGACGGGCAGTCTCCGGCTGTGTCCTTGCATAGTGGTGTAGGCAAGTACCCACATCCTGTCTCGCTTGTGCGGCGCACCGATTGCCCCAGCTCCCAACACTCCCCATCGAGCATCATACCCCAGCGCGGCAAGGTCTCTGAGGACAACGCTGAGTCCGCGCGTCCGCAGTAGTGGGGAGTTTTCGGCGAAGACAAAACGAGGTCGCATCTCTCCAACGAGTCTCGCATATTCTTTCCATAAGCTTGAACGCTCTCCGGTAATTCCCGCTCCTTTACCTGCCGCACTAATGTCTTGGCAGGGGAATCCTCCGCAGAGGACGTCAACTGATCCGCGCCATGGATTTCCGTCGAGTGTAGCCACATCATCCCATATAGGGAAGTTGGGCAGGATTCTGTCTCGCTGTCTGGCAAGCAGGACGTTTCGCGGGTAGGGTTCAATCTCGCACGCTCCAACCGGATTGTGTCCAAGTAGGACGTCAGCGAGAATGCCTCCTCCTGCCCCTGCAAAGAGGTGGAATGTGTTGTATGCCATGTCATTTATTGGATGATTGATATTACGATTGCTGTGATTGCTATGGTGATTAGGATGATGTCGATGTTGTCTAGCATTCTCATTAGAATGGGTCTTTCATTTGTGTGTATGTTCCGGAAAGCTGTGTACTCTCCGGGTCGAGGAAAAATTTGCGTGTGCTTTTACTGAACCACAAGTCGCGGAACACTGTGTTTCCTGTAGCTCTCTGCTTAGATATATATATTTTACCGTCGCACACTTGGTCGTCCGGGAAGCCAACTCGCTCGGTCTCGCGCTCCTTCTCCTTGTTGCGCCATACGGACATAACATTGTGAGCTGCGCCACCAATACCCTGTCCTCCGAGTACGTCCTCCACCTCCGGGATGTGGTCGTTACCTCGCTTCTTCGCGTCGGCGTGGCAGATCAGTAGCATACTGGAGTCGTTGTTGACACAGAACTTGGCAGCCTGTTTAGCCACCAAGTCTGTGCCTTCTGCATCACCTTTCTTAGTGATGTGCATCAACGCATCCACAACAAACAAATCACATCCAAACCTGCGGTTAGCATAGTGAAAGTCTTCTCGGAGTCCTGTCCATGAAGCGGTGTTATCTTCGTCCGACTCGATAAACCATAGCTTATCTTCAAATACTTTTAGCTCGTCGGCTATGGTGTCTACTTTTGGCGAGCGTCCGTTCAGCATCCATAGCAAATTGAACAGCATGTTCTTGGCTGGTATCTCGAAGCTGGCAATGCAGACCCGGCGATCGTTCTCCATCATCTCATGTAGTACCATCTGGTAGGTGAGCTGTGACTTGCCGCAACCGGGATAGCCTGTGACCACAGTCATTTCTCCGTGGCGAAAGCGGAAGGGCAGTTCAGACCATAGGAAGTTATTGCTCTCCTTCTCATGGTCAAAGCGTGCAATCTCCTCGGCAACCCCAAAGGCGTAGTCGCTGGCTGAACGTAGCTGCTGTGGGTCGTAGGTCTTAGCGTTATCGATCAGTTCTTGGAAGTGTGGCTTGCCATGTTCCTTGGAAAGTAGGAAGTCGTTGGCATCCTTGTATCCATCTGGGAGTGAGATACGGAAGCAGCGTGTGAGTCCGAGCCGCTTGGCAATCTTCTGTGCTGCCGCCTCTCCCGCCGAGTCCATGTCTGTGAGAATGTAAATCTTCTCAAACTGTTGCAGTCTTTCGTAGTCGTTATTGATCCAGTCGAGGTTGCTTGCCCCGGTCGGCATTGATAACGTAGGTACATCCGGACACATCTGATCCACACTCATGGCGTCAACCTCACCTTCAGTGATAAGAACCTGCTTGGTGTTGTCATTAACTAGCCAATGTCCCCACAGTGTAGCGTACTGCGGTACGGTGGAGCCAATCTCCTTCTTGCCGTCCTGTCTTTCAATGCCTAGCCATTTATACATGACCGTATCTCCAGCTCCATCTATGTAGGGGAAGCGGATGTATTCCTCGTTCCAACGTAGCTGCTTGGTTGGCGGCAAGTCCTCGCGTGTGATGCGGCGAAGGTGATACTTCGACATCGTTTGCTCTTGGATACCACGGGATGTTAGGTACTCGTATGGCTTAGTGCCTCGCATGGAGTGGCAACTTAGCTTCGGCTTCTTGGGCTTTGGCTTTGGAGCAACCTCCTTCACGTCGTTCATACCACACATCTTCTTGGCGGCAGTCATGGTCTCGACCCATGTCCCACCTAGTGCGCGATGAAGCAAGCCGAGTACGTTAAGAGACTCGTCGGTGGCTCTGTCCTTAGCGAAGTAGATGCCTCCCTTCCCGCGGAAGATGCCGGTAGATTTGCCAGCACCTCCATCCAAGTCTCCCATACTCCACGATGCCCCGGACTTCTTGGCATTGGGGAAGTAGGTAGATACTATTTGATCCATGCGCTCCGATAGGGCGCGGTTAATTTCGTCTGGAGATGACATAGTTAGAGGAACATTGGTTCGAAGAAGGCAACCTTGGAGCTGTAAACAACTCCACATCCAACGATAGGTTTCTGTGCATAGATCCTGCCGTAGTTCATGGATGGGTGGTTGCCGTCAACTCCGCAACCTGTTTGCATACCGAAGACACATTGCTCTTTGTTGGCGTGGTAAACAATACCTCCCTGTGCATGAAGATGCCCTTGCACTAGGGAAGAGAACTCGGCAATGGCATTCTTATATCCAGCCATAGCCCCGCCTTTACACTTGTCTCCGTGTCGGTAAATTACGTCGTCAATAATTAGATCGTGGTAGCGTGGGTGTACTGTCCAGTTGTCCAGCTCCCACAGTGTCTTGAAGTCTTTCAGCACTTCAGCCGGGATGCCGATGGTCTGTGCTTTCCGCAGGGGAAGAGCATCGTGGTTACCAATCAGATGGTCAACCTTTGGAAACGCACGCTTCAGCGCACGCACCTGCTTCATTGCTTTACGATACTCCTCCCCGGCACTCGGCATAGATGGGTCTTTCTCATGGTAGCTTATAGCGTTCCAGTCAACAAGGTCTCCGATATGTACGACCCGGTTGCAACCGTGCTTCTTCTCAATCTTTTTTAAGAAGCGTATGTATCCGCTGTGCATTGCCGGACAGTGCGTGTCTCCGATGACTAGAACTTTATTTGCCATAGTATTATTTGATTAGACCTTTAAGTTTAGCTCGTGCGATGTCGAGCTTTGCTTGCTTGAGAAACTCCTCCCATGCTTGGGCGCGCTCCTCATCCGATCCTTTACACTTCTCTCTGTACTCGTCGATGTAGTCACTCATTTGGTTAGTTCCCTTTCTAGTAGTTCCAATGCTCGCCATGCCATAGATACGTTGTCGCCTTCCATGTAGTGGCGTATGATTTGATCTCCGTTTCCAACTGACTTCTCTCTTGCCCAATGCATTGGCTCTCCCGGGTTGTGCTGCTCGTTGGCTTTCAAGCTGTGGTTTGCCAGCTTCAGCAGGGCATTAGGGAAGTACTCCTTAATGAATGTACCGACCGGGTACTGCTTACGTTCGTTCGCAAGCAACCCATCCAGTACTACTACGTTCGACGTAGAACTCACCGGGGTTGTCTGGAAGTCTCCAGTTCGCGGTTGTTCTGTTTTCTTCATGGTTGTCCAAGTCTCGGAGTTCATCGTATATCACCTTTCATGCCAAGTCTTTCTTTAATTTGTCCAGTAGTGCGTAATACTCCTTAGCCATGTACTCTACCTGCGTGATGTACTTCTCTGCGTCGAAGCCTTCGACCCACACTCCGGATGCGAGTGTCTCGACCGCTAGGTTGACTGACTGTCCGACTTGGATTTCTTTTCCTCGGCTGTCTGGCTTACTCGCTGCGTTCCATGAATTGGTTGGGGTTGGCGAGCTAAAGCCTCCGGTGTCTGCCTTCTTTACTTTGAGCAGCACTCCATACTGGTTCTCGTTTGCCTCGTACTCTACGTCGTCGCCTTCTTTATACGGCGGCGGGAAGTTCTTAGCATTGGCTACGCCTTCAACTCCATTGTCCAAGACCACGGCAATCTTCTTGAAGTCCTTCCAAGACTTACCGGTGTCTGTTACTGATACTACTTTAGCTGTTCCTGTTGTTGTACTCATTGTTTTGATTTATATTCTCGGCGAGCCTTGTTCTCCGCCTTTGTTTTAACTGCATGGCAATCAACGCATAGTGCTTGGAAGCCGTCAATTTCGCAGAAGAGTCGATCGATTAAATAATCCCATGAGTCAAAGCCGGTGATTGGTACGATGGGTTCGATGTGATCTGCTCGCATGTCCTTACCCGGAAATAACTCATGGCACTCGGCGCACTCATGTAGCTTACACTTCCTCCCGGTCTTGGGATTGACTCCGTCCCTTCGGTATGCTGCTCGGATACACTCATACTTCACCGGGTACTGCGCTCGGCGTAGTGCCGACATAATGAATGACCGGTATCGAGCGGCTGTCCACTGCCCGGAGTTGTATGGTTTCTCCTTCTTCACAGTATAAGACCGATGATGAATGTGCGGTTCGGATACTCGCTGAGTGGCACTCGCTTGTAGTTCTGTGGCTCGATGACCATAGGAACTCCGTCAACTAGGATGAGATTGAGCGCATGGTACACGTCATCGCCACCTTTGACTCTGGCAAACGCGTGCTGTTGCTTCACGACCATTATGCCGCAGGCGAAGTTCTTACCCCGGAACAAACTGTGTAGTGCCACAACTGCCTTAAGTGTCACCGCGTAGTCGTCGCAATCGAAGTGCCTGTATTTGTCGCTGCGTCCAAACCTCTTGATTCTGCGAGCGTGTTCGGCAATAACATTACCTAGTTCGTACTCACTGATCGAGTGGTAGACGTGGTCATAGATGTGTACGTCCACTCCCGGATTCATCTCGACGACCTGCTCCACCATTTCGTCGGTGTTCATTGCGTACGACAGCGATGCTGCCGCCAGTAGTATGGATAGTAGTCTTATTGCCATTTGTCTATAATGTCATAGGTTGCTGTGCAGAAGAAGATGAACAGTGCTGCCGCAGGTGTCAGTAGACTAAGCACTGCCGCGGCAAAGGTTGAAATGTAGATGGTAGTTAGTACGTCTTTTTTCTTCATTGCGAATTGATCTTCCAGTCCACTGCACTTTGTCCGATAGCATAGATGCCGACCGACCCATTGACTGTGGTTAGGGATATGGTTATTAAGTTTACGGTTGCTGCTGAAGCCTCCGGGTTGAGGTGGATTGCCAGCAGTCCTGCGAATGTAAACACAGTAGTCAGTGATGTACCAATTACCATGGCTATAAACTTCTTACTCTTTAGGTTGGTCATTGTTCTAGCCCAGTTCCCCGGCAGTCCGGGCACAGTTCAAAATAAGATCCATAGCTAAGACCCGGAAACTCTCCGTGTCCGTGACAGGTGGAGCATTCCACCTCTTCAAATTCTGTATAGTCTTCATTCATATTGTTTGGATTGTTAACGCCGAGGTTAACCCTCGGTTGATTTTTGTCGCTTGAGCGATGCTAATGACGTTAATTAACTCTATGCAGTATTTTATGATTCGTGTTTTTCATAGCATTTAGGTGTCATCGTCATTCAGACCACACTCCTTGCACATATCCCACAGAAGAAAAGTTCCATCATCTTCCCAGTCTCCAGATTGCAGCCAGTGGCAATACCCGTTTGCCTGTTCGGGCATTCCGTCCATCATTTCCCAAAACGGGCAAGTCCCTCGCTCGTCGTAACAGTAGCACCCTTTCGGGATTATCTGCATTGCCTGATTTTCGGTCACGTTCACCCATCTGCGTTTCTTTTCCATAGTCGTGTCAGTTCTCAGTGTTAACCCTCGGTTGATTTCGGCTGTGTTAGTTTTAGCTCAGCGAGCTGCTTGCGGAGTTCTTCGTTCTCTTTCGTAGCCTCCATTAGTTTATCCAGCAAGGCTCCATGCCAGTCATCTGCTGTGCTTCTCATAGTTCCTCCTTCTTTACGTACTTACCTTTGTGCATCTTGTATCCGTGCGTTGTTAGTGCCGCATAGATTGCGGTGACTCCGACCCGGAACTTCTCGGCAACCTCTTTACATTTCATACCCTTGTTGTTAATGAGGTCGAGTGCTTCATCAATGTCTACTCGTTTGATGCGTCCCTTCTTCGGCTTCCACCCGGCGAGCCTTGCCCATATCCCAACCGTCTGGCGGTGGATGTTTAACTTCTCGGCAATCTCACACGTGTGATAGTTCTGATCCAGCATCTCGGCACACTTTTTACCGACTGCAATACGCTCCTCCTTGGATGGGCGAAAGATCTTTTCCTCCTTCCCTTGTTCAATCATGCCGAGCTTCTCCATGTTCTTAAACTTATGCTTCTTGCATAGGTGAAGAAGTCGGTTGCGCTGTACCATATTGTCGAACTCTTCCTCGGTCTGGGTCGCTTCCAGTGCTGCGAGTGCCGAGGCTTCGCGCGTATTGTTCTTAAAGTATCCTGTGTCTGCCGTAATCATAGGTACTGCTCTCCTTCCTCCATGTCGATGATGTAGTTGATTGCGTCCCGGAGCATGGTAGCGTTGGATACGTCTGCCGGGTGTTCGTACTCGCTCTTATACAGTTCGGTGAGTGAGTCCGAGTTAGGGTACACGATCAGTCTGCGCTTGCCGTCGGTGAGTGAGTCGACCCACAGTGCGCAGATTTTATTATCTGCCATGTAGTCAAAGATCTCTTGGTCGGGGCGTACTACTGTCTCGTTCAATGCCTCCTCCAAATCCTTCAGTTGGAAGCATGCTCCAGCTCCAAGCTCTCCGGCTTGGTACTCTCGTGCGAGTCCGCTTGTGCTGAGTGCAAGCACTGGAGTGTACGGGTCTAGGTTTCTAGCGTCTTTGATTATGGATTTGATTGTCTTCATGTGTTGTTGTGGTTGGTATTCTTTGCAAGTTGTAGGTGATACTGTGTGCCTGCCCATAGATTGCAAGCTGAAATGTGTTTACATTCTGGATATTTTTCGCCGCGCTTCCATGCCGGGTTCACTCGGTAGACATACTGTCCGCAGCTACAAGCTCCTTGTCCTTGGTTCTCGGTCATGTCCACTAGGTGAGGGTCTCCGTCTGTCTGTGAATCAACGTAGTACTGTCCGAGGTTACCGTTTGGGCTAACTTTCAGCTTTGTATCCATACTCCGGAAGGTTCCAGTAAAGGTATGCTGCGGTCTCGGCAATCTGTAAGCCCTTCGCTTTCATCTTGTCACTCCACTTCTTTGGGTAGGGTTGACCGTCGATCACTACGATAGAGTAGATGTCCGGGTCATACGGTAGCCAGTTGTCTTTCTTTAGCATACGGGCTTCAACTGCGAGCTGTGCCAAGTCCTTGCTGTAGGTGTTATTCTTCTCACGGAACTTAAAGTCGGCAAGCATCCACCTGTTGTCCTTGTCCTTGCCGATAAAGTCCACCGTCCCGGCAATCTTCAGCTCACGGTCGACAAGGATAGTTTCCGCCTCGCTAAAGGTGAAGTTATCCTCCAAGTACTCAATGGTTGCCGCAACCTCGTCGCAGTAAGCGTCGTTACCTTGCTCCGTGTTGGTGAAGTGTCGTTCAATAGCTGCGTGTGCTGCGGTTCCGTAGTCCGAGCTGCTGATTTCTTTACCGGTTGCCGGGCAAGTGCGTATGCCCCAAGCCATAGCTTCCAGCTCTTCAATGTCTGCGTCCGGGTGCTGCTTTGACAGCTCGACAAGTTTACGTCCTCGCCACTTCTGAATGAATGGATTCGGCAGTAAGCCTAGCACTCCGGTCACACTCGGATAGTAGTCCGGGTTCTTCCGTGCTTGTGCCGGGGTTGTGATTGACTTGAGCCTCCGAGCGTCTCCGCCTTCCGGGCAGTTGTAAATGTGCCATCCTTCGCTCACTGTGTCACCTCCTCAATCAGTTTCTTGTAGTCATATGCTAGGGTGTCGATCAGCTCGGCAATGTGTTCTCCGTCGCAGTGCTGATAGTCCTCGCAAGCGTGGTCTTGTAGGTACTTGTAAAACAGCTCGTCATCCCATGCAAACCAATCACTTGGCAATAAGGCGCACAGAAAATGTCCGGCTGCACGTTCGTATAGTTCTTTATAAGGTTTCATTATGTTGTGGTTGGTTAGATTAAATTATTCGCTGTCATACTTCCAGCGATGCCGCTTGCAAGTTTGCGACCTCCCGGAGAGTACATTAAATACGCCAGTACCGTAGACCTTTATTGCTTCGTTTACGCTGTCCCACCTCTTCACAAGCTCACCATCCTTGGTGAGCTGTAATACTGGCTTTCTCCTGTGTGCTACAGTGCGCTCAACACGGAGCCGCTTTACCTCTTTCTCGGATTGCGGTCTCTTATGTCCATTTCTGCGCTCATACTCATTGCACTTGTGGCACTGTCCACGTCGAGAGACTCCGCCTGTCTCTCCTCCGCAGTTCTCGCAGTACTTTACTATCGGAACTCGCCTTGTTTCCGCCTGCTCTTTTGGGGTTGCCCACCTGCAATTATCTTTGCAGTAGTCTCCATTTGGGTCGATGCGGTCGATAGTATGTTGCGGCGTGGGCTTTGCTCCCATGTCCGCGTAAAACTGCTCAAAGCTAGACTGCCATGATTCACACACTTTGATTCCCCTACCACCGTAATCCTTCCATGAATCTCGGTTCGGGTTATTGCAGCGCGTCTTCATGTTGCAGTAGTTAGAGTACTCCGGGTATGTTTTTATATGCTCCATGACATTTATTATATCATACATGTCAAGGGCTATACTAAATAACCGAATGCTCTTGCCCACTTGGCTCCGTAATAGACTTCGTTTGTTCCGCAGATTTCAGACCACTCTCGGTAGAATCCGGAGTCTTCTGGCATTCGTCGAGTTGCTCCGAAGTGGATCTTGGAGTGATGGCACTCGCGACATACCGAAAGCCAAGTGCTGACATCGTTCGTTCGAGTTCCTCTTCCGCACTTGTGATGCACGTCCGTAGCTCGGCGGGGTCTTGGATATCCTTCGCCGAGACACACTTGGCAAGTTGGATTCTCCGTAAGAAATTCAGTTCTGAGTTTTCGGTATTCATCGTTCTGTTTTTGTTTACGTTTTGATACTCTTCGTAGTGGTGATCGTTTCATGTGGTTACCGTTACTGGCTGCCGTTTACCGGTTGAGCTGCGTACTGGAATAACGCTGCGCAGGCGAGAGAACGTTACCCTGCCGCGCTAGCCACCATTTAGCGTTAATGTCCATATTAAACGCTTTGCTGTTGCTCGGTACGTATGCTCTGTTGTCTGGCTATAAGCCAATTTTACTGTTGGTTTCGTTTTTATGTCGAGTTTATTTTTCCTTCGGTGACATTCTTGAGATTGCCGCCAAGCGTTGCCGTCCGTCCAGTAGTGTGGCGTAACTGATACCGACTTGCTTTGCCGCAAGTGAAGGCTTGGCTCCGGCGTTAATGTATTTGATTGCCCGGCGTACCTGTATCAGTGAGAACGTCCGTCGGCTTGACTCAAACATGGGAGCTGTCCAGCCCTGCGTCCATGCGTAGCGGATAAGTGTCTGCGGTTGCACTCCGTGTGCTGCGGCAATGTCGCGGGCGCACTCGCCGCGCTCGAAGGCGTCCCGGCACTGTCCCATGATCTCGTCGCGGTTTTCCATTGGCTTTCCCATTCGTTTCCTTGGTTGAGGTTTCAGTGTGTCGCTTGCGTCTCCGGCTTTCAAAAGCTCCCGGTATTTGCTCGCCATACTGCGGCAGAAGTTGAGCGTGCTTGTGGCTGGGTGTTCGTGTATTGTTTCCATGTTACCGACTGGCATGTTTGGTGAGTATGTATTCGCAGCTCTGGAGCATGTCGCGCGTAGTGTACTCGGTGTTCGGTACGTCGAGCAGTTCCAGTGCTTCGTCGAGTGTGAGATTTTTCCTAAGTTCTAGGCTTTCTTCTAGCTCTTTGTAGTTCATTAGAAGGGCATGGTCGAGGTCGCTTCAATGTATGCAGCTTGCCGCAACATTCCGAGTTGCTTGTCATTTGCGAGGTCGCTGTGTTGGTTGTACACTTCGAGCCAAAAGGCGAAGCCCTGCGGTGTTGTGTGCCATAAGAAGCCGTATTTTAGAGCCTCCGGCACTCCGTCCACCTTGTACCCTTTACGGTTGGGCGAAACGGCTGCAAGGGCTGCTTCTGCGATGTCTCGCGGCAATTCTGTTTTGAATGTCTCCTCAATCGTTTTCATTTTCTTCTCTCGGTTTATGTGTTGCCGCCTTGTAGAGTACGAAAGCGGTGATGCTGGCGAAGACTGTGAAGCCTTGCCATTGGTTAAAGCATGCGGAAAACGCTGCTGTTACGCTAAAGAATGCCGCAATCTGCAAAAGCTCTGACTTAGCTGTGTCCATAGTTTAAAAGGGTTTGAATGGTTTGCGTCGCAAGATCGATACAGTACTGCCGGTACTGGTATATGGTGTAACGCTCTCCGTTTAAGTATAGTGTGTAAGGCTCTCCCATTAGTCCGCCTCCGTCCGGGGTTTGTAGAAGTCAGCGTGTGCCATTAGTGAAACCGGGCAAGGTGTGCCATCCGCTTCCTCGAATGCTTGTTGCAGCTCCGGGCAAATCGTTTTGAATCCTCCTATTTGCAGGTCGATCGCCCGGTGTTGCTGCCCTTGGTAGCTAGTGTTAAAGTGCTCGTACTGAATTGCAAAGCAGCCAGACTTGTGGAATTCGTCGCCGTGTTGCAGTTGGTTTGCTGTCTGGCTTCCTGCGTGCGCGTATACAATGCGTTTGAATGTGTGCTTTTTCATGTTAGAGAATGTAGAGCTTCCGGGTTTCAATGATGTTTTCGTCCTTAATGAAGTGAGCGACGGCAAGTGTGCTGCTGTGCCGTAAGACTAGGTTTGTCCGGGTTCCTATGCTGTATGCCTTCATGGCTTCAATCCATTGTTCAAGTGTTGGGTGTGCTGTGTTCATTATTCCTCTCCTTCAACTTTGGGTTTTGTCATGGTGTGGTGCATGAACGCGGCAACAACAACCGCGGCAAGTAGTGATGTAAGGGTTTCAATCATTGGTTTGCGGGTTTAGTGGTGTGTGTGTGATTAACACGGCAAGCTGTAGACAAGCTCGCTTGCTGTGGCTCGCACTAGGTTATAGCCCGCATTTTCGAGGCGTTCTTTCTTCGCTTCAGCCTCGGCAAGTTCCTTCTCACTAGGGAAGGTTGAAAGGTAAACTGTAGCGGTGACAGGTTTGATTTTGACTGTGTTTTCCATGGTGTGTGGGTGTGTGTGTTATTCGACAAGCTCGCCGTGTGCATCGGTGGCAAAGGCTGAGACGGTGTCTGCGTGTTTCAGCTCCCGGCGGCAAAACTTGAGAGCTTCCCGGCGTGTGCTGGCTGTTGTTGTTTCGGTGACAAGTACTCCGTTGTCGCTGTACTGGCAGTGTGCTTGGTATGCTTCTGTTTGTGTCTTATAGTAAGTCATTGCTTGGGCTTACTCCTCGCTTAAGTGGTCGGCGATTTCTTGCCAGTCTACGTCGTCCAAAAATGCAAGTGCATACTCGAGAGCGTAGCCGTCTGCGCCGTCGCTGACTACCTCTTCGGCGTACTCTTTGCACTCCTCCGCGGTGATTTGCTCATCGGCGTCGAGATTCCATCCGTCGAAGATTTCGAGAGAGACTCTCCATGTTGCGTAGTTTGTCCATCCGTTGTATTTTTCGCCTTTCATAGTGTGGTATGTGTGGTGTGTGTGGTTGTGGTTTTATTTGGTGGGTGAATTGGTGGCAAGTGGAGAATCGCACTCCAGCGGGCTATCATCCGCAGCACTGTCTGCCTTGCCGTAAATTTCGCTGATCTCGGGCAGTGATCTAAGCCATGCGCCGCCTCCGGTGACGATCCACTGGGCAAAGCGCATCTCAAGCTCAACTGCTGCCTCCGGGTCTGTCTCCGGGTCATGTCCTAACTCCTCGCCAAGATACCATTTGAATTGATCTCGGACAGTTGCCATGATGGCAAGCTCGGCAGTGTTGTAAGTTCGGAGTGTGGCTTTCATGGTACTAAAGGTAGTGAGGGTTAGGGTTTTCGCAAATCAAAAAGGGTAAAAAACGTGTGATGTTTTGCGGCTCTTGTTGGTGGTTTCAATGGCTTAGACTGCACATCGTTCAAAGTTGTTCAATCTTTTTATTGTAAAAACATTGTGAACATACTGTACCCATTCCGGGCAAGCATTCGCGGCAAACACTCCCACACACTCCCATGGACAGACTCCCCTATAATAAGAGTGCATACCCGGCAGCACTGATCCGCGGCAAGTGTACCCTTCTCCCTATATAGAGAGACCATACAGAGAATACCCTGTCCGGGTTCCACCGTTCCACAGGTACACACTCCAGCTCCACCGGTTCCACCGTGCAGCATACCATGCCGAGAACACTCCCGAGAGCACCTCCCGAGGATCACAGGATCACAGGATCCCGAGAATGCCTCACAGGATACCTCACAGGATTCCCTCTAGGATGCTCCTAGGATATATCCCACCACCACAGAAAGAAAAGGTGTCCCATGCCTGCGCGGAGCGCGTGTGCGTGCGCGTGTGCGTGTGCGCCCCGGGGGAGGGGGTCGCTCAATCGCGCGGTCGGTTGAATGTATACATAAACCAGCCCCTAAAAAAATATACTACTCGATCGCTAGTCATAAGATGACGCTCGCATCGCTAGCCACATAGTGGCGCTAGCCTAGGGTTGACATCTGGGCGCTATAAGCTTTAGGCTTAGGAATGAAGAAAACAATAGCAGTGAGTATGGACATTGAGGTGCTGGATCACATGAAAGCCATTGGTATTAGGAATAGGTCTAAATGGATCGAGGATGCTGCTAAGGAGCTTTTAGGTATGGATAAGGGTATGAGTATCAACTCGAGGTTCAAGGACGTTGAGGAGCGTCTGAGAGCCTTAGAGGTGCGCAAGGACAAGGGGTATACGAATTGGGGTGTTCCGACGGAGGTGTGTGGTGAGTGATATAAGTGAGTTGGAACGGTCGATAACCAAAGCGATTGGGGAGCGCAGGGATGAACTGTGTCTCTCTGGTCGCAGAGGTTTGGAGAGGGAGAACCCGGAGAAGGTGGGGCAGGTGTTGTATAACTACTACGGGAATGGGTGGGGGCTGCATAAGGTAAGTAGGGAGATGCAGTATGACCGTGCGGCGGTGCGCACCATCATTAGACGGTATGCCGACTACAAGGATGAATGGCGGAAGCTGGGAGGCGACCTAGCCGCAGACCGTGTGCTTAACCTGCATGATATACAGACAACCATGCAGGACAGATATGCGGAGCATCTGGAGAATAGTGATGCAGTGCCGACACCGAAGGACATTAAGGAGATGTCCATAGCATTGATGAATGCGGAGCGTAGTGCCTCGGTAGCCAGGGGAGAGGCTACCAGTGTGACGGAGGAACGTAGGATTACGGACCAAGACTACGCAGACACTTTAGACGCAGTGAGAAAGAGAATAGAACTAGCCAAAAAAGCGGAGGTAATAGACGTTGAGTAATGTAATAACAGTTGGTCTCGTATTGTTAATAGCCGCACTGGGCTACCGATGTTACCAACTGGAGGAGAGGCTGGAAGCCTATGGTAGCGAGCTTATTAAGTTTCAGACAGAGGAGGCAGAGACATTGAAATATTACTACGACATTCTGACAATTCAGAGCTTCTGGATTGAAAGGATGCAGGATCACTTAGAGGGGACTAGACTATGATGGAAGAGTTTGATACAGATAGCGCAGAGTTGGTTCGTGCCGTACTGGCGGAACATTTCCCCAACTTCGCATTCGTCATTCTAGATGACAGCGGCAACCTATATTACGATTATAATAACCATATAATAGGAGAAACCCTATTCAGTAAGGCACTGATGGATATGCAGTCGCAGATACATACGCAGGCTCTATCAGAGGCTATTGAGAACATTGACTGGGGAGACGACGAAGAAGACTAGTGGAACTTAGGTTTACAGATCATCCCGTATGGAAGAAGCCGCTCTCCGATGAGGAGATGGAATGGCTGCTTGAGAACGACCCTGCCCTACTACAGAAGCTGTGGGAGGCGCACGAGGGTCGAATTAAAGCGGCAGAGGATGATCCACTAAATCACGGGGTGGAGCTGGAACATTGGGGCTATGCAGAGGAAAGACTAGAAACTTCTCTGAGCGTCATGGCTCTCGGCGGCAACAGATCCGGGAAGACAGAATGGGGAGCTAGGTGTGTGGTGCGCGCAGCAATACGGAACCCCGGCTCCGTTATCGTGTGCTTTGCGCAGGACGAGGATGCTTCTGTGCGAATTCAGCAGTCGGCGGTCTTCCGCAACCTGCCACCGGAGTATAAGAAGAAAGCCAAGACAGAGACGGAGTATATCAACTACAAGGTAAAGACAGGATTCTCCGGGGCTTCCTTAATTCTAGAGAACGGATCGCAGATATTGTTCCATAAGTACTCACAGTTTATTGCCAACCGCTCTAAGTTCGAGGGTCTGGAATTGGGGAGTAAGGAGCCGACGTGGCATAATGTAGGGCTATGGTTGGACGAATATCTGGAAGATGGCGACCTAGTGGAGACGATGCGCTTCCGCTTGGCGACGCGCAACTCCAAGATGCTGATGACCTTCACGCCCATCGATGGCTACACACCTTTCGTATCATCCTATCTGAAGGACGTAGAGACGCTTAGAACACGACCAGCAAAGCTACTGAATGGAGAACAGTTACCGCTTATACAGGATAGCTTTAAGAAGCGCTGCGGCATCGTGTACTTCCACTCAGACTTGAATCCGTTCGGTGGCTATGATCGCATTGCAGAGGAACTGAAGCACAGCCATAGGGATGAAATTCTGACTCGCGCATATGGTATACCGGTCAAGTCTATGACCACGTTGTTCCCACTGTTCAACACAGCGGTACATGTATCTGCCCGTAGACCGAAGGTTAGCGACAAGACTCACACAGTTTACCAAGTAGTTGACCCAGCAGGGGCTAGGAGCTATACATCTATATGGGCTGCGGTGGATGAGAAGGGCTTTGTAAGTATTTTGAAAGAGTTCCCCGAGAGAAACATTTACGGCGAATGGGCGAAGTTCGGAGACCCTAGGTGGAAACATGGACCCGCCGCGGACAAACATTTCTTCTCCGTACAGGCATATGTCAATGAATTTAAGAGAGTTGAGGAAGAACTGGGCTTAACCGTGTTCCAGAGAATTGGCGACTCTCGCTACTTCGCTAGGGAAAATGAGGACTCTATCGACCTATTTGCACAGTTCTCGGACTGCGGCATGCACTTCGTACCGTCCAACGGTATCGACATCGACACTGGTATCACATCTCTGGATAAATGGTTTGAGTACAATCCGAACGAGCCAGTCGGTCCAATCAACAAGCCCATCGTAAATATACACGAATCTTGCGGCAATCTGATAAATAGCCTAGTAAACTGGGGACATCGCGGCAAAAGCGACGAAGCACTTAAGGACTTCGTAGACTGCATACGATACCTACGGATGGCGAACGACGGCTATGGACCAATGCACGTAACAGAGAAGTCTTTCAAAGTAACACGTAAATGTAAAAAGGTTTATTGATATGAAGAAACTACTAAGAAAACTAGCTGAGGAGTACAACCTTACCTTCGATGAGGCGCACGAAATTGCAACCATGCGTTTAGATGAGAGCTGCCTCACTGGTCGCGGCAAGAATCTGTGGGTAAATGAAGCAGGGCAGGAAGTGTTGGACAATATGTTCCCTATGGATGCTATGCTCCGCGCACGGGTAATTAAGGAACTACCCAACCCACACTACGTTCGGGCTAAGATTGCCGAATGCGCCGAGTGCATTGCGGTAAGAATCCCACACCGACTAAGAGGAAAACTCATCGACAAGACCATCTCGGTATTGGCAAAGCGCGAAGACGGCGAACGCAAGTACTACTGGTGCAAGCCTAGTCTTGACTAGAATTCTAATAGTTCTCATACACTGGTATAATACAGTATGGATCAAGACACAGAATTTGAAGCAAAAACCTACGTATCGCGCAAGCCAAATGTGCGTGAACTTATCTCCGCCTACGACGAAACTGTTACTGAACTAGGTAGCTATTTCCATTATTGCCGGGAGTCGGAGTACGAGCACGACAACTACTGGGAGGGTAAAAGCCGCGATCTACGTAAGTATGGCTCCGATGCTGTGCCTTGGGAGGGAGCTAGCGACCTAGAGAGTATGGTCGTTAAGGAGCGAATGCAGCGCCTCGTTTCACTGATGATGAGCGCAGCAAAGCGCGCCAACGTACAGGCGAACCCAGTGGGTATGGAGGATGGACCTCGCGCGGCACTCGTGCGTAAGTTCATGAAGTGGATGCTCACTAGTGGATATATCAAACGAATCAACAAAGAGCTGGAACTGGGAGCCTATTACCTACTAGAGCGTGGGCTACTGATTACCCACATTGGCTGGCATCGAGAAGACCGCACAGTAAAGCAGGCGGTAACGATCCAACAAATTGCAGAGGCTAACCCACAGATCGCCGAGATGATCCTAGCTGGCGGTCGTGATGACGAGTTGGTGGCAATTATTCAGCAAATGTTCCCATCCGTCAAAGATGCTGGCGCACGCAAAGGTATTGAGGAAATCCGCGAAACAGGAACCGGTGAGTTCCCCATGGTGCAGCGTTCGGTAAACTGCCCAAGCGTACAGACCCTAGCTCCAGACGGAGAGTTTTTATTCCCACCGTTCACGTCTGATCCACAACGCGCACCTTACTGCTTTTGGCGTACCTACTACACGGTACAGGAGCTGAAGAATAAGGTGAGTACGGACGGCTGGGATGAATCTTTTGTAGACTACGTAATCGAACACCATCGCGGAGAAAGCCAAAAGGCTGACATTGATATCGACGAAGGTCGCAGAAACGTACGACAGACAGGCTTTGAGTATGAGGCAGACGAAATTGTAGAGATCGTACACGCATACCAGCGACTGATCGATCCGTCTGACAATTCCGAGGGCATTTACGAAACGATCTTCCACGAGAGTTTCGGCGGTGAAGACATTGTAAAGAACACAGAGGCTAAGAGCAGCAAATGGGATTCAGACGACCTAGACGACTTCGAGGAGGGCGAAGAACCAGAAGTTGAGTATATTCAGCCATACGCAAAACATGAGCTGATGAACGGGTATACCGATTATCCCGTAGAGGTTACAAAGGCATACGAGAACAACAAGCGCCTCTATGATGTAGACACCATTCCAATGCTGCTTCGCGGCATGCAGTGGCAGGTAAAGATTGAGACAGACTCGCGCATTGACCGTAATAGCATCTCAACCATGCCACCGATGATGCACCGCATGGGCTATGCACCAGACGACTACGGTCCCGGCGCACGCATCCCATACATGAGTAAGGGTGACATCGACTTCGCGCCAATCCCGGCGTACGACCCCGGCTCTGTAGAGATGGAGCGTAACATGCAGGCACGCGCAGACCGACTCGTAGGCTTAGACATTGAAGATCCACTAAGCCAAGTTCAGCGGCAGGCAATGACCGACAAGTTCCTAGACCACATCGGACGTGTGCTGTATCGCTGCTTCCAGATGTTCCAGCGTTTCGGACCAGACGATGTTATGTTCCGCGTCACTGGCTCACCAGAGATGGTTGAGTTCAAGAAGGGCGACCCTAATGAGAACTACGACGTGCTGTTGAGCTACGACGTAATGAACACTGACCCAGAAACTCTAGAGAAGAAGCTGAGTCAGATCGCTTCGTTGATACAGATGGACCGCAATGGCACTATGGACGTGGATAAGTTCATCGCGTTGGCGGCATCCAGTATCGACCCTATCGTAGCAGACCAAATGCTGATCCCATCACAGGATGCACAGAAGAAGATTGGCGAGCAAGTTACGGCAGATCTCGGACAAATCTACGCAGGCATCGAACGCCCAGCACTTCCAAACGGAGCGCAGATTGCACTACAAGTTATCCAAGCATACACGCAGCAGCCAGATATTCAACAGCGTCTCATGCAGGATGAAGCATTCCGCGCACGTCTTGAGAAATATCAAGGGCAGTACACGTTCATGATGCAGCAAGCACAGAACGCTCAGATTGGTAAGATTGGTACGGCGCCTGCCCAGATGGGCGGCGTCCAAACACAGGGCATGCAGCAACAAGGCTAAATGGAACAGATACCACAAGACGTAGCAGCTTTACACACTCACGAGGCTTTTGCCCGGTTCATCGGTCAGATGCACAAGAAACGTGAGGCAACCATTCGCGACTTGCACGACAAGGACACAGACCAAGTCATGCAGCTCTCCGGGCGCATCGCGGAACTTCAAGACCTGCTCGACTTGGCGGGTTGGGAAACTTTACGGAAAGCCTACAATTTGTAGGTTTTGCGGTTCAGTATAATAAAGTATAGCCGATCGCAAGGCGTTAAAAGGCGGCAAATATATGAGTACAACAGAAGTCGCAGTTGACGAAGGGACTGCTGAAAACCCTACGGTAAAGTCAAATGTGAGTGCGGATCAATGGGAAGCCAGCCGCATTCAAACGATTCTAGAGGGCGGAGCCAGAGCGAAAGCCGAGGAAGAGTCCAAGGAATCGGTGATTCAAGAGCAACCTCCAGAGCAGGGAGTACCTGCCGAAGAGATTGAAGAAGAATCCCCCGATGTTCTTTCTAAGATTGATTTAGAGGGTCTCTCTGATGACGAGCTTTCCGCATTGCGCGAGAAGTTGATTCCGGGCGCTGAGAAGCGTATCCACGAGTTGACGGCGAAACGCAAACTAGCGGAAGAGGAGTTCGCTGCTTATCAAGCACAGAACCCCTTGGATCAGCCAGATGAAATTACCGAGAATCCATTTAACGATTTGGAAACTGTCGAGGACTTGCAAGCTAAGTTCAAGGAGTCGAAACAAATCTTTAAGTGGGCAGACGATCTGTTGGATGACAACGGATTAGCTGCACCGGACGACGTAATCTTCACTGAAGGCGGCAAGGAGTTTACTAAGGCACAGATTAAGCAAGCTAAACGTGAAGCAGACGAAGCTATGGAGATGTATCTCCCGGATCGTTTACAATCACTCCAGAAGGTACAGCAAGCTACGCAAATCAAAGCACAGCTTCAAGAGAAAGCGAAAGCAGACCTTGAGTGGATGAAGGACGAGGAGAGCGAAGTCTACAAGAAGTATAGCGCAGAACTTGAAGGTCCGATGTACCAAAAGCTGATTGAGACAGCGCCTGCCGAAGTTGCAGCTTATCTCCCATACGTTATTGCCCACGCGGCAAATAGCCTATATGGAGGGTTACAGCCAGCTAAGAAGGAAGCTGTCCAAGAGGAAGCGGTACAGGCAAGCGAGTTCCGAACTGAACCACCAAAGTCAGCACAGCCCGCTGCTGCTGCACCTCGTACGAAGAATACGGCTAAATCTAAAGCGATCGAAGAACTGCACAAACGGTATAAAAAGACAGGCAACCCCGACGACTGGGACAAATGGCAACTAGCACGACGCAGTTAATAACTAAATAATAATAAGAAATGGCATTCTCAAATACATACGACACTACTAATCCGGGGTCGGCAGTATCGAATCGCGAGCATCTTACTGATGACCTCACTATATTTGCTCCCGAAGATACGCCAATCCTTTCCAGCCTTCCTAAGAAAAAGGCTACAGCAACTAAGGTTGAGTGGACCGTTGACGTTCTCGACGCTCCTCGCAACTCTCCTATCGCTGAAGGCGAAGACGTAACCAGCTTCTCGGACAAGTTCGAGGGTCGCGCACGTCTCGACAACCGCGTACAGACATTCCGCCGCGACTGGAAAGTCTCCAAGATCCAAGATGCAGTCACATCTGTTGGTCCAGCTAACTCCGTACAAGCACAGAAGAAGTGCCTGCGTGAGATCAAGCGCGACATCGAGCTGACTCTCATGGACAATGGAGTTAAAGCAGCCGAAGACGGTGCAGGTACAAAGAACCAAATGAGCGGTCTGGACACTTGGATCGACTCCGCTGGTCCTGCTGACGTTCCTGCAAGCTTCCGCACTCCTGCTGCAAGCATCCACGGTTCTGGCGCATTCACTGAGACAGTTCTCAACAACATGATCACCAGCATCTACCGTGTAAACGGCGAGAGCAATGGTTTGACTCTTGTTGCTGACACTGAGCTTCGCCGCAAGATCAGCGACTTCCAATACCTTGGCGACCAAACTTCCGTTGTCCGCAACGTGAACTATGACGGTGGCTCTGGTGAAGTTACACTGAGTGTTGAACTCTATCGTTCACACCACGGCGTTATCTCCATTGTCAACATGAACCCTGTCTGCGCTCCAGACACAACTAACAAGGACTATGGCTACCTGCTGAACCTTGACTACGCTTGTGTTTACGAGTTACTTCCTCTTATGAGCTACCAGCTCGAGGACGAAGGTGGCGGCAAGCGCGGTTACATGGACGCAACCTTGACACTGGGTATCAAGCATCCCGGCGCTCACGGTAAGATCACAGCACTTAGCTAATAAGGAGGAGAAGTAATTATGGCTAAATTATCAAATCAAGAAAACTTCTACTTCACAGACGAGCTGGTTATTAAGTATTCCGACTTTGCGGATACTACGACCGACAACGCTACGAAAACATTCACTTACGCTATCCCTGCTGGTAGCATCGTAACCTGCGCCGCAGCTAACCTGCGGACAGCATTCGATGACTCCGGTGCTGGCGACGAGTTGACTGTTACTGTAGGTGATGGTACTGATCCAGACGGCTTCTTAGCTGCTGCTGCGTTGCACACCGATCAGACCGAAATCTCGTTTGTAGGTAACACTGGTGCGTACTTGGACAATGAGAACGGCAAAGTATATGCTACTGCCGACACCATTGACATCCTGTTCACACCCAACATTTCTACTGGCACGGACTACGCTCTTTCTGAGCTGACCGCTGGTGAAATTGTATTCAAGTTCGGTATCGTTGCAATCGATCCCAACGCTTAAAGATTAACTCAACAGGAGTGGCTCCGCTTCGGCGGAGTCGCTCCACCCTTTATATGGACATCATTACTAAGTTACCAGAGAAGTGCTACTCCGGAGAAGAGCTTAACGCTGCTTTCGAGCGTGAGCTACGTATGGGCTTTCAGATGGAAAAAGCCACAGAGAAACAGCGCATGGATATTGCGCGTAAAGATGCCCAAAAGCACAAAGGCAAGATTCACCCAGTACTAGGTGAGTGTGTTGCCACAATACCAGCCCGAGACTTCTTCCGACTCGCCAACAAGTATGGACATGAAGAAGTACACTCGGAAGAATTTCTAAAGTATTACCAGAAGAACTTCAGCGATCTGGCTCCTAACAAGTTCTAACTATGCAGAATCGGACATACGCACAGTTACTAGATACCATCGAGGCGCTTGCTGGCGTAGACTCGTTCGATCCATCTTCCGAAGAGGGGAAGATTCTGAGCTTTGTTAATCGCCGAGCGTTTGCTGCATACAGCGCAAGCTCGGTATGGGAGCGTTTTGTTGTGGTAGGCGAAGAGCGCACCCTTAGCGCCGGGCAACTTGTACCATTTACGGAAACCGCCAAGAATAATATAGGTGAGTTCAATCGAATCCACCGCAAGCAACCATTCTTAAACAGTTCAGCACTGGAGTATGACTTCTACGTAGACGCAGACGGAGCGCACGTAATGAACATTTCACCCACCGATAGCACGTCGGTATGGGTAACATATAAGAAGGAGTTTACCGACTACACCACAAGCTCTACAGACATTCCCTTTGAATGGTTTGAGTTCCTTGCCCACGGAGCATATGCCGACTTCCTGCGTATGGATGGGCAGTTGGACGCAGCTATGGTTGAAGAGGACCGAGCTAAGGAATATCTGATGTGGTCTCTGGAAAAAGCGCAGAGCCGCAACAATAAATCTAACATTGGCAAACGCATAAGAACTTACGGAACAACACAAAGGAGAGGATAAATCATGGGATTCGGAGGACAAGGAATACGTAACAACACACTGGCGTTCTCACTATCTGGTAGTGAGGTAATTGATGACACAGCTGCACACACTGGAGAGTGGGGCTGCATTCAAGTCATTAACACGGCAGTTATCGCTTCGATCACAATGCCAAATGTAACGAACTCCGCAGGCTATGCTGGTATCACACTCGATCCCGGCACACTGATCTATGGAGACATTACAGCAATTACACTTACATCTGGCGTTGTAACAGCACACAATCTCTAGTATGCACTCTGGTCTAGGCTTAATTCTAAATCGGAACAAGAGCCTTTTCAAAGGGCTTCTGGATAATTTCTCTGGTGCTTCTGCCGCCTACTCATTACGTAGGTTGGCGAAGGGCGAGGGAGAGGTTGTCCGTGTTCGCCGAGCAAGTGACAATGCGGAACAAGACTTCTCTGCTGCTGCGGTAGCAAGTGGAGCTATGACCGATTGGGTTAATGCCTACACCGACCTACCGCTAGACGTAGATAGTGGAGCTGCGGCAGCCTACTCCCTGCGCAACCTTAAAGCATCCTACACGGGCGATGTGGTAGAGGTGCGACGTTCTAGCGATGACGCAGAGGAATCCTTTACTGCTGCTGAGGTTGCTGATGGTACGCTTGAGAGTTGGGTGGGCGCTGGTAATGACGGACACGTCAAAACTTGGTACGACCAGAGCGGCAACACGAATGACGCAACTCAGACTGACACTGCAAAGCAGCCAAAGATTGTTGAGGGTGGGTCTTTGCTGGCTGACGGCGTAAAGTTTGACGGCACGGATGATGGATTGAGATACGATGGTTTGGTATTAACGTCTGGTACATTTTTCTCGACGTCTGTGGTAACTCACGCAGATGGAACGAATACAGCTCAAGGGCAGATTTACGGGCAATATCCCGGTAATGGTCGTTGGTATCTTACGGCTGCAGCCAATGACGAATATCAATTTTTTGCTAGTTGTGACGTTGAAAGCATCACTCAAGTATATGGGTTTATCCCGCCAGTTACAAAGCTGTTAACGGCGCAGGGAGATGGAAGTAACTTTATAGGATTTTCGGACGGACTAAACATCGGTTCAGATACTTATGACACTTTCAATCCAGCGCAAAACAACAGCGATTTTACCATTGGCTTTGACCACGATGGCACTAGACCATTTGATGGTTCGGTCGCTGAAATAATCATCTACAACTCCGACCAGAGCGACAACCGTATAGCCATTGAGGCTAACATCGGTGACTACTACGGCATTAACCTGCCAGCAGGTGTCGACTCCGGCAACAATGAAGTGGATGGCTTTGTAACTAAATGGTACGACCAGAGCGGCAATGGTAATGATGTAGTACAGACGACTGCTGCAAACCAGCCGAAGATTGTAAATAGTGGCTCACTTGTTACTGGCGGTATGCGCTTCGATGATAATCAGTTCTTAGAGACAGTTCCTACATTTACATACGGCAGCGGCACTACACTGTCTACGTTTATTACTAACAGTTCGGATGGAGATGAGAACGCGTATCTGTTAAGATTCTCCAGCGACTACATTATTTACAATACTGGAGGCGGTGTACGCAGGGCATTTGCTGGAACTAATGCGAATGCTGGTAATGTCACTGGAGGCGAAGAGCTGTGGACAACAATATCTGAGCTAAATACTGCTGGCGGTACGTCTAATTTCTATGTTGACGGAACTCTTACTTCGGCTGCGGACGCTCCCATTGGAACAGGAACCGTGTCGAATCGAGTCCTAAACATTGGTGGCAGTGGAGCAACTACTCACTGGAACGGAACTGTAAACGAAGTGATTCTCTACGCTACCGACCAGTCCTCCAATCGTACGGCAATCGAGGCAAACATTGCAGACGAATACGGAATAACACTTCCTTAACATGTACTTACTACTCGGACAATCTGGCGAAGAATACGCAAAGGCACTTAGTGCAGGGCTGTGGAAACTGTCTCGACCTAATGCAGACAACGAGACGACACAATACTACTCTGGCTGGATCACCCATGCCGACGGTCGCGTTGCGCTCCATGTTCCAGACGATACGCAGCCCATCCATGGAGAGTCCGACGTTGCTGCATTTCTTCCACTAATTACCAAGGAAGGTTTACCGCAGCAGGCAATCGACGGTTTCGCCAACGCCATCACAAATGGCAAGGGTAAGCGTCTATCATTTCTCTCTATCATACAAGCATCACCTACATTCTCAGCCGATCTGCGTACGCGCGAACAACTAGAAGCAGACGGCTGGTTCCCAACTGAGGAAATTTAATGGCTCAATACTACGATCTAGGCACAATCACACTACCTACGGCGCTCCGTACTGTCAACGTATCGAACAGTACTGAACTCGATACAGCTATAACCAATGCGATTCCGGGCGACCGTATCGTTCTGGCTAATGGTACATACACATCTGGTGTGTCGATCAAGGACCTAGATGGTACTGCGGCAAACCCTATCGTATTCGTAGCCGCAAACGCAGGGCAGGCAACGATCACGGGATCTGTGCATGGTCGCAACATCGGCATAGCCAATTCCTCATACCTAGAATTTTACAGCCTACATTTTACTGGAGCCTCTACGTGGGGCTTTACTATTGGTAAGGCGTTCTCGACTGATCCCAACTTTACCACAGGCGGTCACCATATTAAGATTGTTGACTGCGAGATTAGCAACTCTGGGCAGCAAACGTTAAAGGTTAATAGTAATAGCTATAACGTAGATATCATTGGTAACCGCATTCACGGCACTGGTGTGTCTGGTGGCAATAACGCATATTCAGAGGGCATCTATGTCGGTGACGGCACGACTACGGCAGACAGGTCTCACGACATTCTAATCCAAGGCAACCACATCTACGACATCGGTAACGCCAATGCTTGGGGCGAGGCTATCGACATTAAGGTTACAGTCTACAACATTACAGTAGTAGATAACCTTATCGAGAACGTGGTGGTCAACTCACAGGGCGCAATTACGGTACTGCTTAACACAAGAAGCTACCCAGTTGGCGAAACCGATCCAAACATTGTTATCTCTCGTAATGTTATCCACAATGTAACAAAGCGAGTTGGTGGATATAATGGCTCTGGTATTTCGGCTGGCTCCAATGGCGTTCTTGTAACTAATAATGTAATTTGGGACTGTGAAGAAAACTCCATCATTGTTACAAAGGACGCTTCAAATACGACAGGCGACTTTACGATCTATAACAATACCTGTTGGGATGGCATTTCGGTTAACGGCTACGGCGTTTACCAAAACAACCCAGTAACGCTAATCCAGAAGAACAACTTAATCAAAGGGTCTGGCGCCACATCGGACGACTATACTGCCGTAGACGCGGACTGCGTAGGACCAACTACAGGTACGGCGATTTATAGCACCTATACGGGGTCTGGCTTCCAGTTAGCGCAAACCAGTGCAGCGGTTTCTTCTGGAGTTCAACTTACTGAAGTTACCGACGACGTAACGGGCGCAGTTCGTCCCGGCGGCAACTACAGCATGGGTGCGTTCAGCTCGCTCACTGGCAACCCACCGCTGAATTACACAGTTACATTCTCTGTTAATGGCAATGGTTCTATCTCTGGAACCAACCCTCAGACGTTAAATACAGGGCACAGCACTTCGTCGGTCACGGCAGTTCCAGATGCAGGTTATAAGTTTACTGGATGGACTGGTGGTACCACTAGCTCGGACAATCCCTTAATTATTGCTAACGTAACGTCCGATTTAGCTGTCGTTGCTAACTTTGTA